CTTGGACAGGTCTGCCGTCTTGGACAGGTCTGCCGTCTTGGACAGGTCTGCCGTCTTCTTGGCCTGAGGTTGAACGGGTGTTTGGAAAAAGTCAGAGAGGGCCTCTTCAACCGACACCGGTTCAATTCCGAACCGGGCGGCGAGAAAGGGAGCCAGATTGACTTTCAAATATTCAGNAATTACTTGTTCCATTTCAGTAGTGCGTTGCAGTGTAAGTGCGATGCCTGTTTTCTTGGATATATTCGGCGAGCGAGCCGTTTCATATTTTCGTACTTGGTGCCAAGCAGGGCCTGACTACCCGTTTATCTTTCTCTAATGATTTAAAATACTCTAGTCAGAATGGGTAAAATGAATAAGGAAGATTTTTTTCAGTATTTGATAGAAAGGGTGGAACATGGCAGTTTTCTCGAAATTAACGCCGGAAAGGGACTGTCGTTGACTAGATTGTTGGACAATCGGTCCAATTGGCGCGGTGTCCTGACAGAGTCTAATCCCGAGCTATTTAAAGTGCTATTGGACACTCGCAAGTGCACCTGTCTTCAAATGGATGTTGGACAGAGTGGCAATTGTACCCTGGCAGATATTCTCCACATGTGCGGTCTGGCAAATGTCACCTATTTGCGTATTAATAGCCAGGTGGCTAATGTCATTTTATCACTGGCTGGCAGTTCGTCGCGAATTGACATTATAAGCATCTCGGCAGCCGATGTCGACCAAGTTAGACAATTTAACGAGGCGGTAGTGAAACACTATTCGGCATACGGGACTTTTGGCGATGAAATCTTCTATTTACGGAATGAATTTGCCGAAGAGACGGGTATTCGCACTCAACTCATCTATTCCGATCCGAAACTGCGACCCTTGCACATGGTCGACACCTGGTATCGCGTCATTGACGAATGGTGGGAGTACAATGAGAGAGACTCGGTCCGACTGGGACTGAAAGCCGACGACACCGTACTAGAACTGGGCGCTCGATTTGGCATGGTCTCCAATGTCATTAATCATATCCTGACTAACAGGTATGCCCATGTTGCCGTCGAGCCGGATTCTCACGTATGGACGGTACTGGAAAGTAACAAACACCGTCACGGCTCCTATTTTCACATTCTGAAAGGTTTTGTCAGTTCAAAGTCAATGGATCTCAATTACTGCAACGAGGGAACCAACTCTTTCCCCGTCAAAGAGTCGTCCATTCCTTCCATACCACTCAAAGAATTAGAAATCATGTATGATTTGAAATTTACGGCATTGGTGGCCGACTGTGAAGGTTTCCTTGAAGAGTTCTTTGATGAGAATCCCGACTTTATTAAACAGATTAGAACTTGTATCTTTGAAGCCGATTCCCCTTGGAAGTGCAATTATGAAAAGATTGAAAAGATGCTAATGGCCGAAGGTTTCACTTGTCTGCTCAAGTCCTTTCAAAATGTGTGGGTAAAATGTTAGGCGGTGGGCAGTTCTAAAACAGTATCGTACAGCCCAGTCGTCATTTGGTGAGCAATGCACAAGATGGTGCCGTGGAAATTGTCACGTATGGCATGAAGAACACGTTCGGACGTGTCTTCATCCAGAGAACTGAAACACTCGTCAAGTAGGAGAAAGGGTATACGGTTCAGTTCGGCAATGGCTACCGTGAAAGCAATCATGAGACGCGACATTTCACCTCCTGACAAACTATGCAAATCACACTCGTGCTCATTTTGAAACAGGTTGAGACTCATCTTTGACATTGACGCATCAAATGTCAAAGAGACGCGAACATTGTCCAGGAACAGGTCTAAATAGTTTTGGGTTTTTAAATTCAATTGATGAACCATGTGTTCCATGGATGTCAATTCGGCCTGTTTAATCAGGCTTTGTAGTTTTACGGCGCGAGGATAGTCGGTCGACGCCTCCTTCTCCTTACGGGACAGATCACGGACTCGTTCCCAGTAGTCCATGGTCTTTTTTACGATAATGTCTCTTTCCAGTACGGATAAAGCAGCCTGCTTGGTCTTCAATTCCTCTTCCAACTGGAGCAAGTCAACCCCTTCATCGGATAAAGAGGCAAGAACACGCTCCTTCTCTTTACGAGTTAGACACGTCTTTTGCCAGCTTTGCAATTTTGACAGATGAGCTTGATCAGGTCGTCTCTCCGGCAAAGAATCCGCCAATGATTGACACACACTTTCCTGCCTTTCATAGCGGTTATTCATTTCTAAATAGCTTGTCAGGGTATCGGTTGAAAGACATGAGTCGCTGGAAGAGGTGTTTATTTTCTCGTTTAACTGAGTAATTCTACTTCTGACTCGTTCCAAATTGACCTCCAATAAGGAGGCTTCTTTTTCCAGCTGTCTAGCCAGCTGGTCTGAAAGTGATAAACTGGTCTTTTGACGCGCCATAAGTTGGTATTTGCCGTTTAATTCCACTTCGGCTTGGCACGTGGGACAGACCAACAGGCTTTGAACACACGAATTGACCAATCTTTCATTAATCCTGGTCAGCTGTTGAGACAGGTCTCTTTCGGTCAGCCGACACGTTTGCAATTCCTGTCTACCCCTTACATCTTTTATCAACTCATGTATTCTCTCATTGCTTAAAGGGCTGTGTTTTAATTTGTTCAATTTGACCATTTCTCGATCATAGTGCTGCCACTTTTGCCATTCGGCTTGCACTTGAGCAACTTCCACCTCCAAGTGTTCCGGTGTCACTTCAATGACGGGTAATTGAGACAGTTCATTCAATAATTTACTTCTCAGTTCCATTTGATAAGTTAGACGCTCCTTCTTTGTAAGCAACTGGCCAACGACATGTTTTAAGCGACCAACATCGCCTTCCATTTCAGGTAAAGACTTCTCTACCTGGTCACTGTTCACACACTTCATTGATGTTGCCATGCTTTGAACGGTGGACAGTTCCGTCGTCAGTCGGTTCAATTCGTGCTTTCGTCTTCTGATCAGGTCTTTACAGTTTTTATTCACATGATCTATCATGTCGGTGCATTGTGTCATCTCCTGAACGAAACGCATCTTGTCCATGACGTTCATGAAAATGAAACTCTGCTGATCTAGACGCTGAGACATGTAACCCAAGTGCCATTTGGGACAGAGACGATCAAGGACACTCTGCGCCTCGGCATCTTCCAACTTGTCAACCAGAAGACGATTCGGACCTTTCGTTCGAACAATAACCATGTCATCTAGTTGCAAAGTGACACAACAGGAACTTTTCCCGTATCGGGTCAATTTCTTTCCTTGACCGGTCAAAGCNAACATAATCGCCATAAAGATACTGGTTTTGCCCTGTCCCGACGAGCCCGATATGAGACTTAATCTCTGGTCAAAGACAAATTCAGCCGACTCAAAGATGCGGAAGTTTTTCAACGTTACTTTAATGAACATACCTATTTTTCTAGTGTATTAGAACAAACTTAACCCGCCTTGAAGCCAATCGAGTTAAGTGTCATCACTCGTAGACTAAAAATGTTTCTAGCTGTAACTAAATGGGCAGGAAAATTTAAAGCTCTGTTTGAGGTACTATTCCAAAACATGACGACTGTCTGTTTCACCATTGATAAGAAAGGCTTCTTTCTCGAACACTTTACCTCTCAAAATGTCGTCATTTCCGTCTTTTTACCAGCTGAACAGTTTGAAGAGTACGTATTCGACGAGGAGGAACCCATCTACATCGGACTTGGATCACATATCAATAAGGACTTTTTCAAGCATGTCAAGAATAAGGATGTCGTCCGCATGTCAATCACCAAGAAGTTTATTTTCGACTTTGAAAAGAGGACGAGTTCGGATGATTGTATTCAATCACTTTCTGTCGATATTGAAAGTATTCAAAACATTACACCGGTAACGCACGCCGTTTACCGTACTAAACCGGTGAAAATATCAGGAGATAACTTGAATCAAATGTGTCGTTCGTCCAACTCAGCGGCCTTAAACGTCACTAAAAAGTCGGGTCGAATCCATTTCTCCTTTGAAACGGGTGGCATATCTGTTAAAACCCTGAGTTTTGGCAAAGAAGTACCGGAAGACACGACCATGTTTCAACAGAGCTTTCTCACCGAACAACTGTGTCGTATTGGTAAGATCAGCTCATTTGTTGAAAGCCATATCGAAGCCTACGTTGAAGAGGGAATGCCCTTGTTCTTCATGTGCCAGAGTGTCATTGGCACCGTGAAAATATACATTGAACCAAAAGCCCAATAGATCACATTCATCCGATATTAAATCCACTTTATGATTTAATATCCTAAACCAGATNTTGTTTTCCCGTGTTTGAAACACGNTTAANCGTGTTTCAAACATTGGCCTTACAGGGTCCCAATGATGTAAAATTAGTATTTATAACGCCACATGGGATTCATGGCTGCTCCTATCTGCTGCACCGCTTTCCACACATCCCTTCTCTTCTTCTCAAGCTTCACACTCGGACTCGTACACTTCAAGTGCTCTTCAAACTTTGATCTTACTACTATGTTATTTTCAGACTGATACGACTCAATTGCTTCCCTGATTGACTCTATGGTCTCGTCGTCCAATTTATTGGCTGCGATCTGTACCTCTCTCGGTTCATCACCAGCCCTAAGGTATGCTATCTTGATCTGCTCCAGTTGGATCGGTGGACTTATTGTTGGCTGTAAGTTTATTGTGTCCTCAACTATCCTTTCACGATTTTCATTCACGAATAATAAAAATCCAGTACTACCATCCAGTACAGCATCCAAACATTTGACCAGCCAGTCGAAATGAATAAAGTACAACTCTTTTGATTTATTCTCTCGAAATCCCATCAACATTCCTGAAATAGCATGTTCAATAGACTTGTGCGATACAGTTTTCTTAAGGTAGACAAAAAAGTGATTATGAGTATCGCTTTCTCCCGAGTTGTATTGAGTTAATCGTGATTTGACAAGTTCAAACGACTGACAGCCTCCAACTTTAAATTTATTGGTTCTTTGATATTGGGCCGTAGTGACGACGTAGATGTACTCGGACGGTTCAACTTTATTAGTGGCTTGATTAAACTCGAGTGTTTTGCGTAACTGTTCTCTAAGTTTTAAAGTTTCAGAACGGAGTTTGGACTTTAGATCCTCTTTCTCTTGTTCTTTTATTTCTAGTTGTTGCAGCACATCTGCTAACTGTTCCTGTAATTTGTATTGTCCAGTTTTTCTGATAGACGGTAACACCTCTTTCACGACCCATTTTTTGAACAGTTTGGCTGATGGAAGAGTGCAGGCAAAAATTAAAGACCATAAACCTTCTTCATTTATATAAGTCACTTGACCTTCATTGTGACTTAGTTCAATAGGTCTATAGAATAGAACAGCTAAATTTTTCAAACTCTTTTTATTTTCAGTATCAATATGTATAGAAATGGCTTGTTTATAGTTTGAATACTCAAGTATGTCACACACATCTTTGCCACAGAACCACGGATCTTCATTTGTTCCAAAGATGCGAACTTTTTTGTCGTTGTATGTTAATATTTTATTTAGGTGCTCCAAACCGTGAGCGCTGAAAGAACTGGGGCTGCTTGGCCGCTCAGCATTAAATATTTTCTTATTCATTGTTGACATTTAAATTTTGTGAATTAAGTTAATTCAGTTGACTAATAATTCAAAATAAGTTGAATATAGACTATTGACATTTAAATAAGATAATTTAATAATTCATGTTAAACTGAAGCGGTTCCGGTCTTTTCTCTCTTATTTTAATAGGTGAGTGCTGTCGCAGGCCGAACTTGTTAAAATCGCCCATTAACTGCACCCAGGCATCGAGCTGACTGTTAGTTTGATCCGTTGTCAGATTGTTCTTCACATCGTTCACAATGACAGTAATCACCTGATTGATCATTTCATCCACACTATTGGGATTCTCCAAGGATGGAATGCTGTAGCGGGTGAAAATGTCTCCCGTGCTTGGCCGATACGCCCGGTAAATGTCGTTCATAACTTCGACAATGCGCTCAATCGGAACAATAACCCCGGGAGGATAAAAGTCTCGCAACAGCTCGGTCACTTTGGACGAGATCAACTCGGCCGTTTCCATGGAAAAGTAACCTTGGATAGCCGCATTCGAGTCTTGGTAGCCAACATGTGACATGTATTGGCTATTCAACTGTTTGATATATTTTAGTGGCATTTTGAAGTAAAGACGATAAATAAAAAGGAGGGGCTTTCCATCAACCCGTAGGCTGATGGAAGAGTTTGGTCGGGTAAAAGGATATCTTTTTCAGAATTTATAAGGACAACCGTGTCGTAAAGCGTAGATGGCAATCTCCCTGTTTCTGTGTTTAATGGCAGTTTGTACGGTACGTTCATCCCATGGACAATTGTTTTGTCGCAAATACTTGACCAGACCGATGTCGCCCGTAAGAACAGCACACACCATGACATCAGCCGTGAGTTCGAACTTTTTCTCAATCAGAAAGCGAAGCGTACTTATTTGTTGGCAAAGGACAACCTCTTTCACCAGGTCGGGAAAGTTTAGGTTTTTGTTACGAGATAGAATATGGTCGATAATGTGCACCTGTCCGTTTCGGGCTGCATAGTAGATTACGGCGTAATCGTGCTTAAAGCGTGGATCGTCCAGAGCCCGTTTCAAGCACGTTAAATGACCATAGGCGGCCGCTACGGCAGGATTGATTTCTATGCAGCAAGTTTTAATCTGGNGGACGTTCGCCTGATGTTCTTTTGGCAGTACGGACAAGTCAAACTGGCTTTTTGTCGTTTTGCATATCCAACGACACAGGTCGTACAGTGAGTGTGGTTGAAGCATGGTTTTGAGAATATTTGTTTAACACTGTTCTGTCCAATTCTGTTCAAATAAAAAAAATCCAGTCTGGCTTTTTAAACGGGTTTCTTTGAAATTGATCCCATGGATGGTAAAGTGAGAGTTTATAAACAAGTTCCTAAAAAGTGTCTTGTCAATCTACCTCTAACTCAGGTTTGTTACATTGGTTCCTAAGTAACTTACGCTTCTAGTCGTCTTCCAGATAGTTGGTGCAGGCCACACAGTTATTCTTTCGGGTTAAAAAGCGTAAGTATGTATTAGAACATGAATTCTTTGGACATTCATGTTCTCTGGCATACTTTAAGCATTCCAAATGATTATTAGCGGCGGCTAACACTTGGGCTTCTGGCTCGATGNGAAAGTCACGCTCGTGCAAATATCGCATCATGTCCACTCGTCCGTACTTGGCTGCTAATGTTATTAAATCCCGCTCAAAATCACATTCCTTATCAAAGGCGTAACAGAGCATGTCCATTCTTCCCAGGATGACGGCTCTACGTGGGACGCGATAATCGAAGGGACATCCCTTCTCGTGCAAGTACCGCAACATGTCAAAATTACCGGAAATGACGGCATTGGCTGGTGCCTCTTCGGTCCACTGGCCACCGTGATCGACGGCATATTGTAAACAGTCAAAGTGCCCATTTAAAGCGGCGTCATCAACACTTACCATTTCATAACAGCACGATTGGACATTGTAAACGTCTAATTGCATACTTCTGGGAAGTTGATCACGTCTAACTTTTTCATTCATNTAAGCAACAACCAAACACTGACGATACAGGCTTCTTGGTGTTTTATTATTCATTTCATAGTCTAGTTTAGTTCTCTGGTGGAAGCTCGATATCTCAAATTTCAGCACTTCTTCACGTGTAAGAGATGCGAATTTGAGAGCCTTTCATCTTGTCATCAAATCCGTACAAGACTTTGGCTGCCTCGAGTGACAGGGGTTTCTTATTCAGTCGCATGTTCACATTGTTATGAACATTGACGAAGAAGGCGAAAAGGTTCTCACGAGAAGAAGTGGCTTTTCTCAGGTCAGTCTTTTTAACTATTTCATAAAAGTGCTCCTTACAACTCGTGCATGGAATCAGTATGGGCAGATTGACGATTAGTTGTTGCATTCCCATTTGTATAGCCTCGGTGGGCTGGTCGGGGTACTTGGTTGAAGCGTTGTGTAGGGTGTACCAAAAAGCCGGGCCAAAGGCGTCCGGATCGTAAGACGACCCGTGCGAAGTCGCAGTAACCGTCATGGACACTGGCTTTTGATACAATTTGCTGGACTGGGCGTACATTCTTTTAAGATTGTAATATTATTTCATAATTCATCTGATGTAACTTTACCTGTTGTCAGATTGTTCTTCACACGGCCATGTCCATTTTTAAAGCTGCATGAGGCTGGTAATTTTCCAGAAGAAGATCTTTAAAAGTAAAAGTCTCCAAGTCTTTAAGTTCATTTATAGGACGAAGAATCTTAAGTGTTGGCCAGGGACGTGGTTCATTGTTTAGCTGTTCTTTCAGCTGGTCCACGTGCGTTAGATAAATGTGAGCATCGCCAATTACGTGAATAAACTCCTCGGGTTCGGTGCCGGTAATGGAGGCAATCAGATACGTCAAGAGAGCGTAACTGGCAATATTGAAAGGCACGCCCAGCCCCAGATCGGCTGAGCGCTGATACATTTGACACGAGAGGCCGGCCGGCTGGTCACCACGATCTCGAACGTAAAACTGAAAGAGGCAATGACATGGAGGAAGGACCATGCGAGACAGGTCTAAAGGATTCCAACTGCAGACAATCATCCTTCGATCGCTGGGACGACTTTTAATGGTTTCAATAACACTGGCCAGTTGATCAATGTCACGACCGCCAAAACTTCGCCACTGGGATCCGTATATGGGACCCAGATAACCCGTTTCTTTATCGGTAAAACCTAGGTGGTCCAGTTGGGATCGGCTCCCATTGGGCTCCCAAATATGAACTCCCCGTTCTGTCAATTCTTTTCCGTCAGTGCTTCCTCTGATAAACCAGAGTAACTCTTCGACCACGCCTCGCCAAAAGACACGCTTAGTAGTCAACAAGGGAAATTGTCCTTTAAGGTTGAAACGCATTTGAGCACCGAAAAGGCTGAGTGTGCCAACATTGGTTCGGTCTTGGCGATACGAACCCTCGGATAGTACTCTTTTCACCAAGGTTAAATACTGAATCTCATCATGTGACATTTTAAAGAACATGAAGTGACAATAAGTGATTATAAGCTGTATTTTCCGTCAAAGATTTTAAACTAAAATAACTAGTTATCACATAAAATCTGATAAACAAAAATGAAGAATAACCCGGTATCACTGAAACGTATTTGTCCTATTTGCTGCCATCTTTTTACTAAGCGTCTTAGAAAGCGACTCTTTTGCCGAAACTGTCAAATGCCGTACTGCACCGACTGCCTTTTTAAACACATAATCACTCAAAACCGTACGACTTGTCTTCATTGTCAGGAAGAGGAGAGTTTAGTCTCATTGAGAGATTATTTTAGCCGAAATCGGTACAACAGTCTTTTCAAATGCTTGTCCGATTATTGGTTCACTTTGGAAAGAGCCCATCTGAAAGAGGCCGAAAAGATACTGAAGGAACAACGGACCATTACGGAGATTAACATATTAAAATACTGGGGGCATGTGAATGGCTTGGACGAGTCAACTGTTAACGAACTAATTGCCGATTTGTATCAGGTAGACCAGACCATCGTTACTTTTCGTTACTGTCCCGAATGTCAAAATGTANTGTCGGACTTTTACTGTGACCACTGTCAGTTTTCCGTTTGCCAAATATGTTTCTGTCCGGTGAAAGAGCAGGAGGCGTCGCATACGTGCGACCAAGGCGCCAAAGCCTCATTGCAATTAATGGCCAGCACGTGCAAAACATGTCCCGAATGTGGCCTGTTTATTGAAAAGAGCGATAACGGCTGCGATCAAATGTTTTGCGTTCAATGCAAAACCTCCTTCTCATGGACGACGGGACGAATAGTGTCAAAGGATGAGATAAATCACAACCCACATTACTATGAATGGAAACGCCTGTCTCATCTGGAGCGCAATCCATTGGATAGCCCATGCGAAGGGCCTTTCTTGCAAACCTGCGACCAAGATCATGTAGCTCAGGGACACTTTCTCAAACTGGCTCATTTCATTTTGCAACAATCCATTTTAACCATTAATGACATCAAAGAGCACGATACCGTTTTCCGACAACAATTGAGGATTAATTTCCTGAAAAGGAAAATCTCCGCCACCAAGTGGAAGACCATATTTAAACAGCACATAACAACTCAATTACATAATGATCAGATTAGTAAGTTGTTAAATACGTGCCTGGATGGCATGTATTACATCGTCTTGGGCGACCAAGGNCCGATGAAAGAAGATCCCATGACCATGATTAATCAGTTATTCACAATAATATCCGATCAATTGGCTGTATTACGTTCTCAATACGGGAAAGGCTTGCGATACGTTTTAAGGGATACTAACCCTTTACCCAACGCTATAACAGCTTTACGTTTACGCTTTACCTAAGGCCAAATATGGCTATTTTCCAACCAAATACCAAGTATGGCCAATTGGTGTAGCGTCTAGCCTGTAGCGTCATTCTAATAAATAAAGTTAGAATTCTGTCACTTTGTTCGGCGATCTAGTTGCCGTGAAAGGGGAAGTTGCTTCCATCCTTAGGAAGAGCCGTATTCCATGTTCAATATCGTTGAACGATATTGAAAAACTTTAATGGCAAGAAGTGTACTTGACAGATATTGTTAGACTACTTTGTTGAACACGTCGAAGAACATGTCCATTTGTGTAGTAAGACGTTCAAATTCCGTTCTGATTCGCGTAAAGACAAATATCTTGCGTCGAAGTATATCCATTGTTCGATCACAGGTGCGCGGTGAACTTTGTCCGATCAGGATAGGAGGATCTTGCGGTCGAAAGAGATAGAAAGCTATAAAGGCTAAACCGGCCACCACGCTAATGAATAAATTGTAGTTCATTTTTGGTTACGTGTTTTTGATTTGATGATGATCCTTTTGAAGGGCCTTTGGTGCTTACGTGTTGGTTCGAAAGCGCTCGTACAGCCCTTCGCCGAGAGCGACGCACATCTTGGCGCCTTCGGGACTTTTCCACGTATCTGGAATCCAACTCGTTCCGTACAAAGAGCCGACCAGGTCACCGACACACTTGGCAATCGTGTCCGTATCACCTCCCATATTGGCAGCCATGAGCAGTGCATTTACTGGCTTGTAAAAGTTGTAAAGAAAGCATGTCAACACACAGACATAACAGTCGACGGCCTTTATTTGCATCATTTCAAAACCGAAAATACTTTCTGTTACGTCTACATCTCCAAAAGAATTACCGTTGAAGATCGTCTTTTTATTGTTCGGATGAATGGCTACTAAGAGTGGATATAGTGTTGAGTTTTGCAACTTCTTTACAATTTCCAAGGCGTACAAGTACAATATATTTGGATCCTTGCATTTTTTAAACAGTAAAGCCTTTATTAGCTTTACGTGAAGAAAACTGGTGTCTAGCGAGTCCTTGCTGTCGCCGTGTGTGCAGTAAACGGCTTGTTTAACGAGGCGATACAAGGCGGTGTCAGACACGCATCTAACCAAGGCTAGAGGGGCAATGCGCATAACACTTCCATTAGTGTCAGAGTCAAAGGAAGACATACATTCGTGCCAATTAGTCAATAGGGTTCGAGTTTTCTGAGAATAGCCTCTAGCGCTGGTAGATACAATGCTGCGATACATTTTATGCAGCTCGTTAATTATGGTTTCCTTCCCTGAGGGATTGAAATGATTGAGCAAGTAGTTGGCCAATATTAGTGTCAGTTCGGTGTCGTCGGTGTACATATTGGACGAGAACTTTGTCACTATTCGTCTCTCTTTCCTGATTTGCGAGAATGATAGATTCTCATTAGTTGATCCGAGAACATCGCCGATGCATCCGCCAAGTAAAGTGCCGACAAATCTATCTTTTAATTCCTGGTCCATTTTTCGTAGCCTTGTGTTACAGTTATATCCTTTGTTTCAATCTCACCACTTTCATGGTCAAGTTTTTCCAACTCGNTTAAAGGCCGCCTTGTGAATTCTGAGAAGTATGTTGTCGTCTTGTAGAATTCTCTGCTTAGCCGCTATGATGTACGGTAAGCGCTTTTCCCACAAATCGTCGGCCAATGCGTCTAAAATAATTTTGATAGAACCGGCTACATCTTCAACATTAATTCGCACATAGGCACGAGGGTCGACAATATCTTCGACATTAGGGGCGCCGTCGTAGAAACACAGGGTTTCGGCTAAAATGGCATCGTAAAGCTTTTCCGTCGTATAGCCGTAAATCCTGTTATTCTCACAATTGAAAGTGTATTTATACGGTACTAAAGCCTCGTCTTTGAATTTTATTTCACCCTTATAGTTTAACCACTTGCCCGGATAAGCCAGATCCAATATCTTTCCATAGGCATCCCATTCCATAAAATTTTGGGCTTTCAGGGCAAACATTTGACGAGGATAGTGCAGGTGAGACATGTTCTTGGTCGACAAGACGGATGAAACACAAGAGCCCCTGCTTTTTAGATGGGAAAAGCCGCGTCCCAACCGCATGAAATCTCTGGAATAACTTAAATACCATTCAGGTGGATGTGTGTTTAGAAAGGATACCGGTTCCAAGTGTCGACCGTGGCCGCACTTGGCCCTAAAACGACTCGCTTCCACCTTTTCCCAAAATTTACTAAAGTAAACCGGTTCCATTTTGATGAACATGGTCTTGTGCATGTTGGCCGTCGTCGCTTCATACTTGTGCGAATGATTTAAAACAACAATTAAATCTGCCTCGTCCANCGACAAATCTTCCCCGTAAAACTCTACCGTCAGTCCATTTCTCACCACTTTCGGTCTTTCATTTGATATGGTCCGAATGGAAGCCTCTTTCACTTGCTCCATAGTCGGCCAGCACATCTGTCCATCAACTGAATCAGACAGTCCATCGGCCATTTTCCTCCAATGACAATTTATAAGATTATTACCGGTGGTCCATTCTACTAAAACTTTAACTTTGGCCGTTTGTTCTCCAGTTTTCCTTGCATTACTAGCTACAATGCCATCATGATCTAGAGTCATTTTTTCCCCTGTAATAACATGCTTAACTCGTTAAATGTCTCTCATCTCTAAACAAAATACTATTATCTTTTAACCTGGCTCAATAAATAAACTAAGTTGTTTATTTATTGTTTGTGGGTTATTTCGTAAAAAATGTACGACACTCTAATACTTTGTGGTAATTCTACTAATGCTATAGTGACATTAGGAGCAGTCCAGTATCTGATAGACAAGAACCAGTTGAACGATATACGTAATTACGTTGGGACCTCATCAGGAGCATTATTATCGTGTTTATTGTGCATTGGCTATCAACCGATTGAGATTATTACACAACTATGTGCAGAAAAGGCGTACAAGACCGTTGTCAATTATAACATTTCAAATCTTTTACTATTCAATAAACCGATTATGAACGCGGAGGCTATGGAACGCTTTCTTGAAAGATTAATCGTTGATAAAGTCGGCTACATTCCGACCATGAGCAGTGTCCAACAGTTGACTAGTACGAATAATACATTGACTATAGCCGCTTACAATCTTTCCGACGACCATAAAGAGTATCTGTCTCGTGAGACGCATCCTGATTTGTTAATATCAGAAGCGGTAATGATGAGCTGTTCCTTTCCTTTCATGTTCAATCCTTACAAGTACAATGACAAAAGTTACGTTGACGGAGGCTTTTTCGACAACTTTCCCGTCATTAAAGGAGAAGAACTGACGCGTAGCAAGTGTTTAGGTATAATCACCATGAATCCTCATAAAAAATACACGGACGACTTTAGCAAGTTTGACCTGGTGAAAAAGCTCTTTCTCATCTTTGTTGAATCTGAATCAGAGTCAAAGATTAGCAATTCAAAGAACTGTGACATTTTACGCCTGGAAGCACCTCTTAACTTTTTCAACTTTGAAAGTACTAATATGGACATAATTAAACTATTCGATATTGGATACGATCTTGGGAAAAACAAATTTATTATTCATAACTATTAAAAATGAGTGTAAATTTTANAGTCAAGAATTTAAATCAGCTCAACTCTGCCATACTGGACGGAATACCTATTGCTTCAGGTGGTCCAAGTGACGGACAAGTACTCTCATACAACGCGGCTGCTAATCAATGGGTTTTTGCCAGTGGGCCCAGTGGATCTAGTGGATCTAGTGGTACAGGACCGACAGGACCGACAGGTCCGTCCCAGGGACCGACAGGATCAACAGGCCCTTCGGGACCGTCAGGCCCTTCGGGACCGTCAGGCCCTTCGGGACCAACAGGACCGACAGGCCCTTCGGGAGCATTGACAGGACCAACAGGACCGTCGGGACCTTCAGGACCGTCGGGACCGACAGGACCATCTGGACCGTCAGGGCCGTCAGGACCATCTGGACCGTCAGGGCCGACAGGACCGTCAGGGCCGACAGGACCGTCAGGGCCGACAGGACCGTCAGGACCATCGGGACCGACAGGACCGTCAGGGCCATCGGGACCATCGGGACCTTCGGGACCGTCAGGGCCGACAGGACCGTCAGGGCCGACAGGACCGTCAGGACCATCGGGACCGACAGGACCGTCAGGGCCATCGGGACCATCGGGACCGTCGGGACCGACAGGGGAGTCAGGGCCGACAGGACCTTCAGGACCATCGGGACCATCGGGACCTTCGGGACCGTCTGGCCCTTCGGGACCGACAGGACCTTCGGGACCATCGGGACCTTCGGGACCGTCTGGCCCTTCGGGACCGACAGGACCGACAGGCCCTTCGGGACCGACAGGACCGACAGGCCCTTCGGGACCGACAGGCCCATCAGGACCTGTAGGTCCATTACAAAACTTTTATGTTACTCTATCGCCAGGTCAGGCTTCAACCCTTGTCAATTTTCAATTTGGCATGGTTGCTAGAGGAGCCGGAGCTTATCTGGCAATAGGAGTTACCGACGGCCTAACCCATGAATTGAGTGTCAACGGGAGTTTTACTGATGTAGTGAATGGTGTTTCCACTGTTTCGCCAATTAATGCTTATAATGCTACTCAGACGTCCGCTTCACCATTGCTAGACGTAATGGGCGGCAAGTCCTTTGCTACCGTAGGAACAAACTATGTTGGTACTATCTATGACTTTACTTCAGTTAAAGTGTACAACATCGGTTGTACCATGGAAACTACCTCATCTAATGGAACATATAAAATATGGATCGTTGAATTAGTGTAATTAGAATTCAATTGTCAAACGATAATTGAATTGCAAGTTTATGGTTCTTTCATCTTCTTTTCATGGGTCGTGTTTGTCATTTCATTGATACTACCCAAAAGATTAGCACCTGTCTTTTTAAGAATCATTTTACTGACAACAAATAGCCCAATGTTCATGACGAGCATCATAGCCAGACGGACTTCGGGTGACCATTTACTTGAACCCGATTTTACATAGCTCTTTTCGGCCATTTCCACCAAGAGTTGATCGTACGTGTTCATTGACATGATTTGCTGTTGTGCGAATCCTTCCATATCGAAATTGAGTTTGCCAAAAAGAATTTCGCATCCCATGACGAAAATGATCATGTAGCGTTTCCAGTTCTCAACCGAGGTGTCTAACGAGAGCTTCTTGGTGAGCATTTCGTACTTTTGTGACATTAACTTTGGATCCGAGTACTGAGTAAATTCGGGAATGGAAGCATTAGGATGCATTCGTTTCAACACTTCATACTTGAAATAGACACTGTTTCTTTCTTTAATGCTCTCTTCAGTTTCGTCGACCGGATATCGATAATCTCGTGAGACACTAATACGATTCTTACTTTGCAGTTCTTGAAAGGTGGGAGGTAGTAAAGTAGACGGTGCATCAGTGTTGTCAGGACCGAGCGGGGCCAAAGGTTCACTTAATAACTCGGTGACAGTGTCGGCTGGGACAGGAGTCTCCTCTACATGTTGGAGGTCCCGAGGAGCATCTTCTAATTCAACATTCTCACTTTGATTCTTATCGTTCAAAGAGTCCGGTCTGAAAGAGTCCGGTCTGAAAGAGTCCGGTCTGAAAGAGTCCGGTCTGAAAGAGTCCGGTCTGAAAGAGTCCGGTCTGAAAGAGTCCGGTTGGGTAGTGCTGTCGTTGCCAGACTTGTCAGATGTTTCATTGGGCTTGGCACTTACCGGATCCGAAACGTAGGACTTATTCAGAAGACTGTGTTTAACTTTCTTTTTATTCTCTAAAAACTCCAAGTAGAGAATTGGCATACGTGGAAACCTTTTCTCTGGCAGGTAACGGTCTTCTTCGTCAAGGGACACTTTCTGGATTCGATATGTTGTCATTTTTTATAAATAATTCGTTTCGTTAACTCTTTTAGATGAGAACATGTAGTTATTTAAAAGTGTTAAGTTGAGGAAAAGTCTTCAATGTTTTTGGCAAGACGTCGTAAAGACTCTCTTATATTGTTCATATGATTCAGAATACGTGTCTTTTCAGATTGCGATAAGCCACATTTCCCGTCAAAGTTGGCTCTTTCGGCATCAAAGCTTTTGGACAAGCCGTCCAGTGATGCAATCTTATTTTTCAAGTCCGCCGACAGGGACGAGTAGTTCAATCCCGTGCTAAGATCATTGTCAACGTCGGCTGAATAAAACATGTTAGTTTGTTCAGTTTTAATGGAAGAGTTAGTGTGGATTATCCAGATGAAGGAAGACAACACCGTAACTAACACCGCGAAGGCAAGAAGAATAGGTTGGTTAAAAGGATACATTTTATTTGGCAAAAAAATAATTTTATAAAGCAGTAGATAAGGTGTCAAGTCGTGCTATGAGATGAGCTTCGTCAACATTTGACACGCCAAACGGACCGGTAAAGACAATACCTTTCAATTCTGGTCGTCTTTTAAGGATTTCATATAGATTGATTTCATTCTCTGAAAAAAAGCCGATTACGTACTTTGACTGATCATGGTCGGTTTGGCCGATTAATTCGTCTAAACGCTTCGTCATCGACACGACATTGGTGCTGAGAAGATAAAAGTGTGGCAGGTTAGGAGCCGTATTGCGAATGAGCATGTTGACAAAGGGCCGAGGACACTGCTGACAAGGGCTTCTATGTAATATCAAGTCGAGTTTGTCGTTCAGGTTTTTAATGCTGTGCAGCAGAGTCTGTAAAAGTGCTAGTTGTGTGTCATTACAGCCTTCCATTTTGATTAAAAAATAAGAAAGATTCAAAAGATAATGTCTAAAGTGAACAAAACCAACATACTTTTAGATTTGGACAATACGCTCATCTCATCCATATCACCAGACGAGGAGAGAAAAGTGTACAAGTCCCGAATGAAGAAATTTCGCTGGGAAGACATGGAAGGAGAGTACAAAGTCTTTGAACGACCAGACTTACAACCTTTTCTAGACTTTCTCTTTCAAAATTTCAATGTCAGTGTTTGGACAGCGGCGTCTAAAACTTACGCATCCTTTATTATCGACCGGTTCATTTTGAAAGGGCATCCTGAAAGGAAACTACATTACATTTTCTTTTCCTATCATTGCAAGTTGTCTAAAAAGATAAAGACGACCCAGAAGAGCCTTGACCTGTTGTCACAGTACTTCAAGTTGGCCGATTTCAAGAATGACACGTACATAATAGATGATCACCCCGAGGTATTTCGGGCTCAACCCGATCGCTGTATAGCGGTCAAACCGTTCGAATTTACTGAACGACAGTCGTTCAATGATCGAGAACTGGAAAACGTACAAAAGCACCTACGTACGTACTTGGATCGGACCACTAAAAATGTAACGAACTTGAAAAAGTCCTAAAAAAATACTACGTTGTTTAAAAAGCAATGAATGCTGATTTGAATAAACAAACTGTGGCTCAATTAAGGGCTCTTGCCGCTTCCAAGGGTTTAACACGCCTTTCAAAACTGAGAAAGGCTGAATTGATAGACTTGATCTTGTCAAACGACGGAGCTGTCGGAAGGGTTAAACTTCCATCTGATCAATTGCCGTTCATTGACGGCTACGAAAGACCAAAAAAGACGTGTATGGCTAATGGAAAACCCTACCTGTTAGCGCTGGCCAAACAGTTAGGCATTAGTCCAAATCTGTCCAATGGAAAAGTAAAAGTTAAAGAGGTGTTGTGTAGTGAAATAGCCGCTAGAGTCTCTCTCGGATTGGCTGGACAACCAGTACTACAGGACCGACAGGACCGACCGGCCAGCGCAGCCCGACCGGACAGTGAGGCGTGGAGACTGCCCAAGAAGAACTGCAACGCCAATCTGAAAGCCGATATTGAAAGAGCAGCCATTAGATACAATATTTCATTAAAACGTCCTAATGGAAAAAGTAAAACCAAGGCAGAACTGTGCCAAGATATAGAACTGGCTGAAAAGCAGGCGGCACAGATTGATGTTTCCCTGGCAAGCACTTTACCCCGTCCTGAAGAGCAGATTAACGCGGCTAATGACATAAATCCTATTGTGGCTGCTAATATTGCAATGGCTATTCAAGAACCGACCGATAAGCCCGTGGCCGATGTTATTGAACAGGTTGTTGAGGCGTCGATTGAAGCTGGTGATATAACTTCCGAAGAAGGACTCTCTATTTTAAATCCGGAAAATGAGGAAATTATCAATGAAGTACTAAATGTTGAAAGACCCGCATTGGAAAGTGACGATGCTTCTGTGCAAGATTCTGGGGACCAAACGGAGCCGGAGCGTTTAGTGCCACTGGCTAGACAGCAGGCTATTGAAGACTTATTGTCAGAGATACAAAGACCAGCCCAGAAAATTGGCAGCATACAAGCCATTCAACGCCAGGTATTTCAGTCACTGGGACTTATTAATTAAAGGATATAAACTTTTCTCTGTAAAGTAAAAAGCAAATGGCTGATAAAATAGCTAATCTACCTAAAATTAACGACCCGCCATCCGAAACTGACAGTTCGGCCATGAAAGAGATTTTTAAACAGACAAGTAAAGCTACATCAAAGATACAATGGAAGAAGATTATAATACCTCTCGTCACGTTTACCCTTCTCAGTATACCCAGTCTGGATCGATTCTTTAAAGACAAGATTAGTGATTCTAGTGTGGCACTTATACTGTCAAAAGTAGCCGCCTTTTCCGTCGTTTTACTCATTCTCCAATTCATGTAAAGATGGTAAATGTATTTTAAGTCACTCGAGTGACTTGAAATAACCTATTATCCGATACGATTAGTCCTCTTGGTGTAGACAAAGTCCTCTCCCACTTCATTGGTCACGATTATATTATTAATTATTGGTCGCCAAGTGGTTGTGGTCGTACTGGTTGGCCTGGTTGACGACGTGGTAATGGCCTGGGTAGGATTGAAAGGCGTGGTCGTGTTTCTCTGCAGAAAGAAAGGCGTGGTCGTGTTTCTCTGCTGGGTAGGATTGAAAGGAGCGGTCGTGTTTCCGTACAGCATGAACCAGACGAGAACCGTGCTTATAATTAGAATCATAAGGTAAATGGTGGTCGAAATGAAAAGTGTTCTTCTTTCTAAAGCTCTATTTCTGGCACGTAGATAATTAATCTCGTCGATCAGATCATCGAAGCCTTCTTGTAAATTAAGTGAATTCATTTTTATTAATTGCTTTTAATCCTGATCTAGACATTGGCAATTTTTTTATTGTGTGTGCCACATTCAAAGCTCTCCTCTATTAGATTGTTACGCTCGAACCAGTTGCGAATCTCTTGGCACGTGTTCGATCTAATCTGTGCCGACCAGTACAGGAAGCGCTGCATGGCATTGACATCGGTCAGGTCTTGTGGGGTTGAGTATTTAATCTGCTTTACTTTAGCGGCTAGTTCAGATGGGGCTATTTCTTTTAACGTTTTATTACTGGACGGGACGGGAAGTTGCATTCTCCTCGCTGCCAAGTCAACCAGTTGAGGAGTTGAATAGTCGCTACAGCGGCGACCGATGGTCAGTTTGCGCTTGTTGGCAATGTTCAATTGCCGGACGTCGCGAATACAGAATTCGTCCAGACGTGGATTGTACATGCCGTAAAAGCCGATTGGCGATGCCAGAAGCGGGGTTTTGCGGAAAGCCAGGACGCGTTGAGACTCTTCTTCGACCAGCGGCTGCCAGACATTGGGTCCAATTCTTCTTTCGACACCCAATTCATTTCGATAGATCCAAATGTACCATTCTGAATTAATCTCTTGATAAAAACCCTTGAAGAAGTCAAGCACTTGTTGTCTTACTTTGACATGGCTGTTTAAATCTTGCAGGTTGGCTTCAATGCACGCTTCTAAAATGAGGCGTTGAATGATGGAAGGCAAAGTCACAATTATTCTTTTCATTAAAAACTCATTGGTAAACATTTGCCTGATTAAAGAGGGAATTTCCTGGTAATACATTTCTTTCAAAATTAAATCGAAAGAGTCGCCATTCTGTATTATTAACTTTTCAGAATAGTACTCGGACAAGACGTCATTGTTGGGCGTTTTGTAATCGGTGGTTATAAAGACCTTATCGTTTTGTGTTCGGACAAAGGAGGGAAAGCCGAACCGGTCAACAAACTGATAATTAGAATCCACCAGAGCCTTAATAGAAGCAACAATTTCGAAATAGTCCAGACCTGGGAATAGGCGGACCAGCTCCTGAAAGGAGACGACGGTATTCTTTCTAAAGTAATTGGACAAGACGGACTTTACTTTTGTTTGACGATTATAGTACAAGTCGTACGTAATCTGGTCGAGGGGTGTATCCTGTGTCGGACTGAGACACTGATAAGCACAATCTTTATAGTCGCATTCTCTCTGATTGTCATAGCCGACTATGTAATTTCTCTCATAGTTGAGTGGACAGTCGAAAGAACTAAGTTTAATTACGTGTTCAATCTGTCTCATGGCGACGTCCTTTCTCTCCGATGTTTGGTACATTACCAGATCAATCGAGTCGGTATCAGGTCCGTTGGGCAAAACGGCCACTTGTTGAAATATGTCAACTTGCACGGGTCGACCCTGTTTCAGTAAAGCATTGTGTGATCCGATTCGCCATCCACGTGCAATTACCTGACTCGTTTCCGAGTAGTTCCAAAAGGGAGTCAGGATGAACTCTTGAACAATATTCTTAAAAGTAAAACCCTCGCTGACTATTTTACTTCCAATGATTACTGAAATAAAGTCACCGGACGCATTATCCCCTTGATTGAAACGATTGATTAGGCGAGATATTTTCACTTGCGTAGCGGTAGCAATGGTTAGCAGGGCGTAACGGTTCCCGGGTGTCTTTTCCTCGCCCGTGGCCGCGGAAAAGCCAAACAGTTCGAGCACTTTGGAAAAGAGAATGGCGCCACTGCCGTTAACGTACTCGCAGTACACGAAGGAGTTGCCTTTCCGCGTCAACAAGTGTCGTATCGTGTCGGCAAACTTGCAACTGAATTTAGCCAGCTTGGCCAGTTTAGACGACGTGTCCATCTGGTCAAACTCGGCCAACAGGTCTGTTCCCAGAGAGAATTGTGTTGTATTTGGTTGTTTATTTCTGTTCCGTTTGACTATGTACCTGGTCTGGGTAAAGCCATCGCTCCCATAAGTGCCGTCTGGAAAGACAAAGAGGGCTGCTTGCCGAGCATTACTAAAAATATTCCTTTCATTTCTATCTTTGGCTAGGGCTTTTACATACCACTTGGCTTGAAAAGAACTCATCTCAAGTGGGTTGATAATGAAATAGCGGAGGCCGGCATAGTTTTTAACGCCGATAAAGACCTTTTGAACTTCACTGTAAGAACTTTTCAGATACGAGACTCTTCCTTTGAAGTAACGTGACATTTCTGGTATCGCACTCGGCTTGACCGTTGCGTCCTCATTGAAGAATGCATCTGTAAATTCTCTTTCAACGGGCATCTGCATTGACAGGGGCAAGATTAAATTCATAACACTGGCAATCTCAGACGGATCGTCGGCCATAACCGTGCCGGACATTAACATGATCCGGCAACCGATGACCAAATGAAAGACACGATGAAACTGTTTATAAACTTCAAGCGGGTCGACCCGTTTGAAGAACTGTTTGACAGAATTGTTAGGATCGGCTCTTTCCTCCCTCTTTTGACGCATATGATGCACTTCGTCCACGACAAAGACATGATTGGAAAATCGTTTAATAATGTCAGCGTTTGACAGTTTACTCACCATTTTCGCAAATATTTCAAAGGTATAAAAAGTGTAAAACTTGCCAACTATGCGACGCGTCCGACGAACCCTTTCCATGTCCGTCAGTTTGTCATAGTCTTCGGGTATGTAACGGCCGTCGGTGCACGTGAAAAGCAGCTCTTGGGCAAAATTCTTTAAAAGGCCCGATCCTTTGGCCAGTATTATGGCACCTTTGATATTGGCCAGCTCAGTGCCGTTCGGCCGTTCATTCGACTGTCTCAGCTGTTCAATGACGGCGATGGCCGTGCAAGTCTTGCCCGTGCCCATGTCGTGAAAAATCAGAATTTCCGAATAGGGCGTCATGGCGTCCATGAAACGTGAAATGATCTTTTGATGATTGTAGTAGAGACCGGGAGTTCCCGGTGCCGGTTCGCTCCTTTTCAGACGCAACTCTTCAAACTCCCTCTTCTTCACAATGACATCATTAAAGTCCTGTTCGTACGGGTTCAACAACGGGTTTTCCACGTTGAAAATATTAGGATACTTTGGGTAGAAATGTTCAATTTCCATTTTAATTCTGTATCTCTTATTTTAGGACGTTTATGTTCTTGTAATCCGCCAAAGGAAACGGTCTAAACCCGAAAAACCACAAGGGTAAAAATGAATATTGAAACAAGTCTGAGAATGTGTGTTGATAATCGCCTCTTCTTTCTAGGAGCGCACATGGGTCGGTACTTTGCCAAGTTTATGCCACGCTCTAACACGGTAAAGGAATTAGTGGCTATTTGTAATTTTTGGACCAGTGCCAATGAAGAGAGTCTGCGTGGCTTTAACGAGTTGGAACGAGGCAACAGTGACGAGTCGGTAATGAAAAGAGTTCAGTACAATAAGAAGTTGGTACTGAGACAACTTGAAATGGACATGTACAATCTGCCATACATTTTTCCCAGGATGAAACCCACACCTATCCCTTTCATTACCTTTTCCATTACCACATGTCGTCGTCTCTCCCTGTTTAAAAAGACCATGAACAGTATACTGCACAACTGTCTGGACCTGGATCTGATCAGTCATTGGATTCTCGTCGATGATCAGTCTTCAGAAGAAGATCGGGCCGAGATGAAACAGCTCTATCCATTCTTTCAATTCGTATTCAAAAATAAGGAGGATAAAGGGCATCCGAAAAGTATGCAATTAATCACGTCAATGGTGAAAACACCGTATTTAGTTCATTGGGAAGATGATCGTCTCATGGTGGACCGACGTGAATACTTGGCCGACATGATTCACATCATGGAGAACGACGCTTCCATAGGACAAGTTGTTTTTAATCACAATTATGCCGAGACCCTGGACGATGACATTAAAGGAGGCATTCTTAAGAAGACGGGACAGGACGTCTTCTACTATATTCATCAATACTGTCCGACCGATGATTTAAAGGAGGAATTTAAACGTGAACACGGTGATTGTGTCAACTGCAACTATTATCCACATTTCACCCTTTCTCCCAGTATGATTCGAATGGATATTTTCAAAAGATTAAACTTTATAGATCAGCCGTGTTTTGAATTCTGTTTCGCCCTTAGATTTGCACAGGCAGGCTATGTGTCGGCCTTTCTCCCCGGATTCGCAATCAAACATATTGGTCGTCTGACGCGCGATCGAGAGTCGCTCGAGCCCAATGCATACGATTTAATCAGCACTGACCAGTTTACGGAACGAATTAAATACAAGTATCACCGTCTTTGCCATAATACCTGTCTTGACGAGGATTTTAGAAGAATCCTATTCGGCTACTTTGAAAATAAGGATTTTAGTGGTCCAGCCGATATTATGACAGATATTGTATCGACCATTAAACTGTACTTGCTCCTTGACAGGGACGACACAGTTGACGGTTACATTATTGAAACCAGGCCCAGTGGTCAAAGTGAGAAGGATCGTTACGAACGTATATTATCAGTGATTAAACAGAGTAAAGTCCCTCGTCTGGTATTGTTGTCGTTCAGTAAAGGAAAGCACCAGGTGTACACCGGCGCCAATATTGCCGAAATGAATCAGATTGATCATCTGGGAGATATTTACACTTATTACATTTCAAAGGAGGAAGCTCGCGACGTACTGGCACGCTATCGAGACGAGACCACGATCAAGTGTCCAAGAGCCTTATTGAACGAGGTCGGCTGTTACCAAAGCGTACATGTGTGCCTCGTCTAACCCTGGAACGCCAATGTACTGTTTTTCAAAAGGATCTCCTTTTGAAACATTAGATGGAAAATACTAGAGTGTTCTAATCATCATGTTGGCTTTCAGGCGGTACAATTTGCACCGTTTCGTCATTGAAATGTATGTAAAGTCTCTTGTTGACATTAATAAACGATGGGTGAAATTTTACCGTCTCGTAGCGGAAGAAAGGAATAATCTCATCCAAGTAGCAGTTGTCAATGTCTTCATCGACCACGGAGTCTATATGGAATTCACTCTTTTTCAACACCAACTTGACTTCTCGCCCGTTAATAATGTGATGGAGCATGACTTGTCCATCGTCTAAATACACGACGGACTTGTTAAACTTTTGTCGCAAGTACACGATAAAGAAGAGGGTATAAGTAGCCACTACGTATTTCCAACTTTTGAAAATATTATGCATAAACAGGGCTCCGTAGACATGTGTTTGAATAAAAGTCCAATACAGACGGCTCAATAGGGCAATATTCATAAAGCCCATTACAAGAAATATTATAGATACCATTTTGAAAAGGTCAAACTAATATTTAAATAAATGATAAGATTATATATTTTAGGCTAAAACAAAGAGCAGGTCCTTTTCCAGTTCGACATCGGACTCTTTTTTAACAAGTCCACTGAGAATGGACTGAAAGCTCTGAAAGCTCTGAAAGCTCTGATCATGGCTTTCCTTTATTGGCAGAGCCGTCACCGGCTGAAAAACCACATGTGCTCCTGTCTCTAGCAGGCTTTTGTACTGTATAGATTTCTTAAAAGCCACTATATTAGCCAGCGAGTCCTTTACCGAGAATTTAATGTTTTTCTGGACCGTATGTCGATCGCATGAAGACAGGCTTTTAACATCCGTTCTGATAATCTGTTTACGCACCAGGCCCAGCTGAATGCGCTTCTCAACCAGACCTCCTTCATCAAAGATAAAAAGTGACAGGCCTTGATTATCGTGAGCAAAAGAGTGACTAATAACCGAACCGGGATAAAGTATGTTGGGCTGTGGACTCTGTCTTTCATGGATATGGCCTGAAATTATCAATGGATAGTCTAATGGCCATTCGTCGCCTACTTGAGATGTAATACAACCCATTTTACAATTTCTCATTTCTTGATGGGCGAAAATGCACGACAGGCTTTTAAGATTATCAAAGTCTTTTATGGTGCTGAGAGCCTCGTGAAATCTCCCGGGTGGAACGTATGGCATAAAGAGGAAGTTTAGATCAGATGACAGGACAGGTCTATCAATCACCGTGACATCAGTCCACTCTTTCAGACCATTCATCCAGTGATGTTGGGATAGAAATTGCTGATTGTTAATGTAATCGTGATTACCGACCAGCAGGTACACGGGAGCAATACGACGACACGTGGCAATGAACGCATACGCAATATTCAACAATTGTGTATTTAATCTTTCAAACGAGTCGAGTACATCACCGGCCACGACGATTAAATCACACACTTGACGAGAGATTACATCTTCCAGGACGGCTATGTCAGCCAGATTGTTAAATTTAATGTGAACATCGCCAATGAAAAGAACTTTCGTCATTTTAATGATTTGAATTACTAGACATAATTCAAATCGGTAAAAGCTAAAGGGTTTCAACTTGGAAAAAGGCTTAGAATGTTTCAACTTCCTCAAAAAGGGTGACGATGGGATGCATGTGAATAATGCCTTTTTCAATGTAGGTGACGCGATTTTGCATTTGCCGGTACTGATCGGGCGTTAAATGTCCTCCGTACTGAATTAGAAAACGCCAATGAATAGAAGGTACAATGTTGACTGGTTTTTCTATTGATTGGTTCTCCATGGCCATTAGGGAGAGTAAGCGGGCCGAGTCTTTAAATTTACTGTCCTTGACGACATTATCCAGAATGTAGGCTTTGACACAATTAAAGGAACAGAAAATCCCATCAGTCGCGTACAAGGCGTTCGCTTGTCGTTTGAACGGACATCCCACGGGACTTTCATCAATTGATAGCGTGCACCACCAACAATGATAAGTGCGGTCCTTGTTGACTTTGACAGAAGCAGTCAGACACTGAATGATAGATTTCGTTTCCGAGTCGACAATGGCTCTTTTTGTCGTTTGAAATTTTGTAATCTTTTTCTGGGCTTCCATTTGGCTTTTCAATCTTATATTTACAGTACTTTAAAGTTTGTTCAAATTATGTCCTTACATCATGGGATTGCCTTTCTTCCGAGTAATCTCGTCAAATAAGGAATCTGACTCGTCTAGTTTAATGCTTTTATTAATCCAATATCGGCCGTTGATAGGTTCACCCCAGAGTTTCGTATAGTACTGACGAATACAGCTCCTATTAGGAATATTGCTGTTGGGACACTCTTCTTTGTACCAGTCCTTGAAGTGATAGTATAGGGTGGTCAAGGATAGATTACTTCCTTCCAATTCAAAGACGCATTGTCGTTCAAATTGCCGCAAGAGATCATTGGACTGTCGGTAGATGTCCGTGGCCGCGGTAACCTTATCAGGGACAATAAAGTCTATACTGCTGATAGATTTCCATTTTTGAATTAAATACCAGGCCAGGGGTTCAACCATGCTAGGAATCTTGTCGATAAAGTTCTTGTCCACTGGAAACTTTTTCTGTTTAATCTGCTCTTCCAACTCTGAAGGACATTCATTCTCGGATAGAAAGGTACTTTCAAAAGGAATAACTCGAATACGATTCCACGTGGCCTTATCGGCGTCTCGAATAGCCGGCAATTTATTGCAGATCATGTGTAGTTTAAATAGAGGATTAATTTCCCTGGCCTCTTTCCCCTTTTGAAACAGATCTCTAGCCCAGAAAGAGTCATTGCCAGTCAGGCCTTTGAGGATACCTGAACTTATAGTTTCATCGGGATTAGGTTCCTCCATGACGGCCCAGCGTACTCCATCCCCTGAACGGGCCATTTCCGGATTAGCCGAGCCGGTCTGCGTCTTCTTCCCTGTTATTAATGTGGTATTGAATTTAATGGCCAAGCAGCCGAGCATCTTTTCAAAAAGGGTTTGAGTGACGGTTTTTCCATTATTGCCTTCGCCCGTCCAGAACAGCATGACCTTATCGGCATTGCCGCCGACAAAGACCTGACATGCTTGATAAAGAAAGTACTCTCTCACTTCACTGTCAGGGAACACTTTTTGAAAGAATAGATCCACTTCCATTACAGCTGGATGGTCTACCGTACCGTAGTCTATATAATCAATGGGAACATTTACTGAGAGATAATCTTCCGGGTTGCCGTCGCGAAAGACATTATTTTCAAAATCGTAAACACCATTCTTAAAAGCTATCAAATACCTGTCTTTATTTAATAAATTGTAGAATTTCGGATTATAAAATACTTCTTGCGATTCAACCATGACATGATTCTTGAACGGGGTATCCTTACATTTGATAATTAATTTGCTGATACGTGACAACATGTTTTGCAGGTCCTTCTTCTCCGAAGGGTCCTGGGTCTCTTCAATGGACGAGTACAGTTCACGCTTCTTACTGGTCATTTGTTTTATAATGATACCGTCGCGGGACGATATCCTTTCTCGAAGAGTGTGCCCACGTTCCAGATTCTTCCAGATGTGATCTTTGAATTGATACCACTCTTTATTAGCAATTGAAGTGCATACAAATTCATTATTGTACTCATTGTACATGATTTTGGCGAGATCATTGTGACTGCCGTTAACGGCTTCCACGACTAGATTACGCGTCTTGGCGTTGATAACCTTCTCGTATTCATCAGGATTGTCTTGTTTGGCGTAGTATTTTAATGTGCCAATAGTGAACTTGTTGACGCGCATCTTTTGCCATAGCGAGAGACATTCACTTTCATCAAACTTGTCACTCCTTTCTGAAAACTCTAGCCAGGCTGTTAATCCATCATCGTCGCCTTCCGTAATGTTCCAAATGCAAAAGCCGACTCGAAGCCAGGTGGCTCGATCATCGGCTCGACTATCGCTCATAATATTGAGATAGTTGCAAGCTTCATTCAGTGCTTCATCCACGGACAGCTGGTCGTACTCTTTTCTCCTCCTTTTAATCTTATTAAACTCTTCAAAGAGAGGAGTTATTACACTGGGCTTGGGTTTGAAATAATACAGAGGGGCTCGGTCGTACAGGCTAATGGATAAGATACGAGGCAGCATGTCCATTACATTATCTTCACGCACTTGACAATTTGTATCGCCCGGGTAGCAATTGCAGACATAATCGCCCAAGCCTGATTGAAAAGAGGTTTCAACTGCATTTTTAAGGAAACACCTGGTGGCCTGATACGGTTGGCCTCCCTGTTTCTTCGATCCGTACATGAGCCAGTGAACCACTGTAGAGTTTACATCGATAAAGTCTTTAACGCCTAAATTATCAAACAGGTTAGGAATGGCCTTTTTCACGATAGGGATGAGATACACTTCTTGAACCTTTCTATCCAAGAATATTTTAGGAAAGTGTAGGTGAAATCCGTTTTTAACGTACTTTTCTCCGTTAATCTCTTCAATGATGGTTGATGGCTTTTCAAACAAGACACAAGTGTAAGATTCCTCTCTCGGATCGGCAACCACTTCAGTAATGGCATTTTGATAAGCTTGAATTACTCGTTTCACTTGTTCATCCGTGTAAATATTAGCCGCGGAATCGACCCGATTCACATTTGATAATTTGACACGTAAATCAATGTCGACCAGGATAGGGGTTTCTTTTCCGGGATTCTCTGCCAAATATAAGGGTTGTTCATTTTTGACAGCTTGTAAATAAAGAGCCCAAAAGTCTACAATCTTTGAGCCTATGGAGTATATTCCCGCAGGAGCTCCCATTGAAACATGAGTATGAGTTGGATCATTTGATGACTTGAATTCTCTTAAGAAACTATTGATTTCCATATCCTTGGCTGTCATTTTTATTATGAAGCCTTTTCATTTTCTAAGCTATTTCATTTTTTAATCAGGATTGATCCGGTTCACTCGTCTTCCCAGGCACATAGTGTTTTATCATCTATTTAGATGATGAAAGCCGTGTCGTAAGGGTACTTTTGCCATGTCTTGCCAAGTTTACTTGATGGATAGTTTAATGCCCATTCCGGTCAGTTCCTGATAAAAGAGTTTGGTGGCATAGGGCATATTCTTTGTTTCAATATTGTCATCTTGACAAATATCGCAATAGTTGCGTTTATTCGGTACCGTGCCACAAGATGAGCATACAGGAACCGTATACTTGTCGCTTTTGTCGAAAAGACACTCTTTGAGGATACGCGTCGATCCGTGACTTAACATACAGTCTTTTTCCATCTCGCCGAATCGTAAACCTCCATCGCGTGTTCGTCCGGCAACGGGTTGATGGGTTAACGTGTCCAGAGGTCCGGAAACACGGGCATGTATCTTGTCGACCACCATGTGCTTCAATCTTTGATAGAAGCACGGTGCCATGAATATTTTATTGGGGAATTTTTCACCGGTAAAGGCTGAATATAAGGTGGTCGTGTACTCTGAGAGGCTGGCTCGTTCAGCCCACTCGGACAACTCCTTTTCAATGTTTTCGTGTTTAAAAGAAGTTACGTCCAAGTGTAATCCCAGTTTACATCCGACTAGATTGAAACACATTTCAATTAACATGTTAATCGTCATTCGACTGGGAATAGCGTGTGGATTAATGATAAGGTCGGGGCAGATGCCGTTTTTATCGTATGGCATGTCGTGCTGTCCGTATATCATGCCACACGTCCCTTTCTGTGCTGTGGACGAGGCGAATTTGTCGCCAATTTCTGGTATTTTGGGAATGCGAACGCGGACTTTAACAACTCGAACGCCTTCATTGTTCATCGTGTCTAAGACGGAATCTAAATAGCACTCTTCGCCCTGTTTAATAACGATACTGGCATCTCTCGTCTTCAAAACCCTGACGCCTTGTTCATTTTTAACCATTTTATTTGTCGTCTTACCGATGATGACCGTGTTCTTGGTCAGGTATGTGCTCTTTTTCCACACGAGACCCTGTTCGTTCAAGAGCGAGTAGTCAAAGTTTCGATTGCGATATTCAATCTTGGGCAGGCAGATGGTTTCAAAGTCGGAAGAGCCCCGCTTCTTCTCCTCTTCGACAATGGTCTTGTACGTGGTTACCGTAAACAGGCCTCTGTCAATACTGCTCTTGTTCAAAATTATAGAATCTTCTTGATTAAATCCCATGTAGGTCATTATGGCCACGACAGGATTAGCGCCGTGAGACATTTCATTAAAGTGTAAGACGGGAATTAATTCATTTCGTGCCAGGGGCTGTTGTGGTATATTCAGCACGTTCAATGTCGTGTCGTACCGGTGTTGGAAAGCCTCACTAGGAATACCGATGGCCTGTTTACCCATGGATGCTTGGTAGGCATTTCTCGGCGACTGTGAATGATTGGACAAAGGTATAACTGATGCCATGACGGCCATCATGGTCCCGGCTGGATAGATCTCTAAATAGTCACATTTATGCTTGGTTAAATCTGACTCTGACATGGCCACGACAGCGTATTCCAACTCCCATACTTCGCGAAAGACAATATTGCCAGCACTGACGTGCTGGTCCCATGTTTGGTCTATCGTTTGATATTTGGCTTTATTGGCTGCATTGACGGAAAACAGGGGACGAATCAGGCGGCCATCATCACAATGCAGATGAATTTCATTCTCACTTTTTATCCAAACGATGGATACTTGCTTGTCAATCATGTCTGATTCTCGATAGTCTAAAAACTCCTGGGTGAATGAGAGTCCGTCCTTGGCGGTGCCGACAATGGCGCCATTAATAAGAATTAGGACAGGACCGTTATCGGCTTCTTGAAAGTTGTTAAAGTGACTAATTACCAGATAGAGTTCATCTGGTGATGATTCGCATGTGATGGTGGCCGAAAGAGCCAGATTGCAAACGATACCTACGGTGTCACCTTCGGGTGTTTCATAAGGACAAATGAAAGAAAAGTGGGACGAGTGTAGTTGGCGAGCATTGGGATTCTTGCCTTTCTTTCCCACATTGGACTCGATTCTTCGCAAATGTGATAGCTTTGATCCGTAGTTGAAATTTTGGGAGGCTAGCACTTGAGAGACGGCCAGCCTGGTAAAGGATGAACTCTTTTGCGTGTTCCACTGTCCCGAAAGAAAGACCATATTGAGACCGTACGTAATGTTGTTTACCGATTTGAGAACAGTGATCGGGTCCGGATTCTTCTTGCCTTTCATCTGATTAGTGACTGTTTTGATGAATTGTTTAAACAGGCCTTGAAAGACGAAAGAGATTAAAGAATTGACACCGTCTAACCGTTTATTGGCCAGGTTGTCTTTATCGTCGAGAGCTCGGCCATTATAGACGGTGTCGACCAGCTTTTTAATCATGTAGCCCAGATTCTTACCAGCTTTTACAGGCGTAAGGTTGCCCAGATGATAAAATAACTCTTTGGTGAGAATGGTTTGTACGTAGGTGGCGTCCTTCTTTTCATCGTTCAACTCGGCGGCGATAAAGTCTATAGCGTCGGTAATGTTTTCAATCTGATCGTACTGTTGAATCAGAGTACTAATGATTTTTCCCCGATGGACACATGGTTTAATGCGGCAGTAACTTATCATGTCCTGTGTGCTTATTCCCAACACTTTGAAAACCATGCCAGCGGGAAGGAGTGATTTAATATAGGGCAGGGAAAAGTACATTTCCGACGTGGCACTAATAATTTTCAATTGAATGAGAATAGACATGCCTTGGGGGTTGCAACTTCTAATCTCGGCCATGAAGTTGTACTTGTCATCATTTACCGCCTCAACGTACACTCGATTGTAGGCTCGTCTCAATTGTCCGACCAGGACTCTTTCCTTGCCTTTAATGATGAAATAACCACCGTGGTCTTTGGAGCACTCATAGTTTTCAACCCCGTTAACCCGGTTGAGGTTGCAGATATTGGAATGAAGCATGACAGGAATCTTGCCCAGAGGTATTTGTTCGTGGACACTGGCATGTCTAGTTTCCAAATTGATAATCTTAAGAGAAGCGTATATAGTGCCTTCGTAGCTAATATTCCTTTGTCTGGCCTCATTGGGAAACAAAGGAATTACTGTTCGATTAGGATGAATAAATTTTGGCTTTTCAACGTGAACTTTGCCGAATTTGATTAGCATGGTCGCCTTGTCGGCAGCGCCGGCATAGACGGGGATATCGGCTTCGCGATCGACAATGGCCTGCATGCCGTGGCTGATAAAGTAGTTGTAAGAGTCAATTTGATGGCTGACCAGGTGAGTCTGTTCATAGTACTCTTTTAACAATTCAAAGGGTTTACTAGTGTTCATCTTTATTTTTTCACTGTATTTGGAGAAGGGGAAAAATCAAATACCTCAACATGCTAATAAATTTATATCACTCAGATAAAATGGGTAAAAGTGTAATGTTCATTCTATTATTATTCGTTGCGGCTTTATTGGGCGGTAATTGGTTTCAAGTGAAGGAGGGATATTGTGGCTGTTCAGGCGCGGCGACCAAAGTCATGAAGCCGACTTATTACGTCTACCGTCAAGGTGATGTTAGCAACTATGCGCCGAAATGCCTGTGCAATACGGCTGCTAATTATAATTTAGGCTGGAAAGGGGACGGTGTACAGCAGATGCCCTATGATCTGGCCTACAATGGCAATTCTTGGGCGGCCGGATCAGACCCTGGCTGTCGCTATTCCTCCGTTCCCATGTTGGTCGAATCAACACTTGACAAAGTCCAAGGCTATGCCCAAAATTACGGTTCTTCATGCTCGTCCAACAGCATGTCCAATGCTCAATTGCTGTACTTGAGCAATCCCAGCACGTTCATTCAAGGCGTTTACGGCGCTCCCTCGTGTGGAGACTACAGTAGCCAGGCAATGGCCCCCTCTTGTACTGGATGTCCAAGTGTCACTCCATACAGTGCGCCGGCAGGATCCTTCTCGGATGCGACTCCGTGCGCCTCCGCCAATGCTTACAACCTAGGTATTGGTGTTTTGTAAAATGAGGAGGTATTTAATAATCCGTGTCGCGGCGAATTTTCCTGTCCATTTAAAATGGCCGACTTTGTCACTCCAGTAGCGTATCTAGAAAGAACTGATTTTAACGATCGAGGCGATTTAATCGGTCCGTTCGGCAACAAGCCCGTTTTCGTTATGATTCAGGGTTCGTACTGTGGCGCTTGCCGTTCAGCTAAACCGGCTTTTCAACAACTGGCCAATGAAGGTCTTATTCAATGTATGACTATTCAAATGGACGGAGAGCGGCAAAGTGAAAAGGATATTGAGAGTATTATTAATAGCATTTATCCAAATCTATCAGGTGTCCCCAGTTACTTGTTGTACGTCAACGGACGAAGAATCCCATACAACGGAAATAGAAGTGTCGCGGACATGCGTCAATTCGTCACCAAGTACATTTAAATATAAATAGTTCATTGTGCTATTTATATTTCCATCAGGGCTGTATAGCGTGCTTTTCCGTCAAGTTTGTAAGCGATAACGGCGCCACGCACCGTCCTTTCTCCGACCGGACTGATCTTTTCAATATCTTGTTCATTGCGATAGCTGTACACGGCTAGTCGGTCTAATGTGTCGTCATCCGTGTATAAGGCGTCGCGCCCGATATTGTAGTTATTCATATTCCAGAATTGTATCATGGCCACGGCCTTGGTGAGCGAATCGGCATTTTCCGCTAAATAGATTGTATTAGCCAGATACTCATTGTGGAAAAAGTAAGGCGTTTCACTGTCTGGCTTAATGTACTTGGTGAGACGATTACTAATTTCCTGCTTACTTATCATGTCGCGCAGAGAGTCGACACTGTCGTAAACCATCTGGTTAGACTGGTACTGGAAATCTCCGGCATCAACGTAGAAGCCCCGTATGTGATCCTGTTGATAGTACGCTATTAATTCATCAAAATGGCTTTTCTGGTATAGTTTTAGCATGTAGAGGAGGCGCTTAGCCACTTCTTCACTAGGTGCCACTAAAAGACCATTCTCGACGAATGAATTATTTTCAGTTATTAAAGAATTGGCCGGGATAGTGTACGTATGGCCTGTCTTGATGACTATGCGCTCGGCAAAGTCGGACAGGGCTTGGTCATCGTCGTTGAGTGGTCGAGAGGCCTCGATTTCGACCAGGTATCGAGAAAATACGTGTTTGGCGTATTCGTACAGAATGTGGGCAATACGTTTCTTTCGACCGAACTCGGTCACCGTGTTGGCTTGATCACGCAAGGTTTCGAAACGAAGCGAGGTGCCAACAGGAACATGGTGTAAACGTCCCACGTCGTTAGACAGGAATGTTATTTTCAAACCAGAATCGACAATTCCGTCAACCTCGCGGACTCGTCCCTGTTCGTTTACCCTTTGAAGCAAAAGTCTGGCGCCCAGGTACTTGGCTACATAGCGAATACTTGCCAATTCGGCTCGATAAAGGACTTTGGCCTGTTTAGCAGCAAAAGGCGGCAATGGATCGGTGATAATTGATAGACTTTCAATCTGATTTTTAATATTAATAACGCGACATTTGCCGTACAAGTCCAGTATTTGGGCGTCAACTTGAACACGTTTTAAATCGGCCGGCACGAGTAACAAGTCCAGAACAAATGTCCGATTCAGCTTTTGAAAAGCCAGCCACAAATTGGTAATGAAAGCCTCTTGAGGATTGAAAGATGTGGTGTCCTCAATGGGTTGATCGACATCATTCGACCTTCTAATAATTAGTTCACAGTGCGACCCCTTTTCCTCTTTGGTATAGTAAACGAGGACGACCGGCCGTCGCGGCTGATTCTTCAAGTACATGTGAACATGTCGAGGAATAACCAAACACCCGTCACCGTCAACACACTGATCGCTGAAAATAAATATATCACAATTAAAGATCTCTTCCAGGGTGTGAACAAATAGGGTTGGAATTAAGGGACCCTGGCTGAGTTTATTCATTATGTCGGCATTGCTTTCATCGTACAGTTCCTGTTTAGCGGACATGACCGCCTCTTCCCTCTTAAGCATTTCGTGCGCCTGTACCTCGGATAAAGTACTTTTCAAACCTGTCAGTACCGTTTCTAGAAAAGTAAACGGGCCTCGTCGAATACCCATTCGTAGAAAGGAGTTCATTTTATTCGGTTCTAAAAGAGTGAGAAACTGTTCAATATTAGGCTTCAAAGGACCTGTCTCGCCTGATTGCAAGTACTTTCCAACAATGGCACTTTCCCCCTTATTCCTTCTAGACCTCTGTTCCAGGTAGCGATTTAATTTACTATTCGGTTTTGAGACTTGATCAACGGAATAGCAACAAGGGATGAAAGGATAGCGGGTCTTGTTGGACAGAGGGTTTTCTCGCAATCCCGGATACGGATGGGTCGCATGATTACAGTAGTAGAGGCGTTCCGGACCTTCGTTGAATTGTGGGAATTTTAACGTATCGGCACCTTGAGCCTCTTCCTGGGAACGAATAATGGTCGGACGATGGGCACATTTGCGCGAATAGTTGGGCAAAAATAGATCGGGTGCTTGTCGCCGAAGCGAGTCTTCCGAATCGTCATTGACCGGTTCGATTGCCATATTCTCGTCGGGCAAGTCCACATACTGTAGGTAAAAGTCCAAAACTGCCTCCTTTTCATTATTGTACAAGGTGAACAGACGGCCTAGAATCTCCTGATATTTGACAATATCTTTATTATTTCTCGTTCTCAGACGGGCTCTGGTATACTTGTCCCCTTCTCGCATTGTCCCGTACATGTTTGGCTTATTAATTTCATACGTTTGAATCGATACAATGTCGTAGGGGAATTGAGATTTAATGAAATGCATATAGGCGCTCTGTTTCATCTTTGAAGCTCTAATAGATTCATTAATGGCTACCACGTTATTAAACATTGCATTATTCATAACCAGTTCGCTCCACACAGGAATCGACAAGGTCTGATACGGATAATTGAAATAGCCAATGACCATCTTTTGATCAAAGCTCAATGGGGTCAAAGACGAGGAAAACACAGAGGTAACTCGTTGAATGTAATCATCCTGTTTGAGATTTTTTGGGCCAATGTTCAAATTCATGGTGGCATATAAGCGCTGTCCGATCAAGGCAAAAGCCGCTGTTGAATACTTTTTATAGAGATTTTTCGACTCCTTGATCAGATCATCCTTTTCACCATTGACTTGAAGGAAGATTATGTCGCGCGTTTCAATGTCCAACCAATCTGGCATGGGATGAAAGTTGTAAAACACTTTATAAAAGCTGTTCATGTTGGCGTACGGGACATTCTTTGTTAACCGGATTGAATTGAATATCTCTTCCAGTGTCTCATTAGTTGAACCAAAATCAATGGTGAATTGTGATTTAATGGCTTGGAAAGGCGTGTACTCCACTGGTGGAACGTTTTCAAACTCTCGGGCCATTACCAGGTATTGCTGATTAGCTTTCTCCAGTTCAGCCCTTTCACGGGCAAACTCGTCCAACAAAATCTTTCGGCCGTTCCATAGATTAGAAGCTGTATTACTCGTCAGATTACTCATTGTCTGCAATAGCACGGAGAAGACGAAACTGTCAGCCATGGATGATGCTTCCGCTAGACCCTGGTGTGTGGCAACAAAGAAAGCCTCCAGCTTGGAACGAGGCACTTTTGAATAATACTCATCGGGCAGGTCAGGGTATTGATAGTCTGTCAGATTTTGAACTGAATCTAACAGATTGACGGCGGTGTAATTGACATCACTGTTCAAATCCAGTAAAGGAGTAAATTCCAAATACTTGGGCAAAGTACCGTACTTTCCAGCTATCCTATTGACAATGGATTGAACATTATCCAGCAAGTAGACGTCAACCACTTCATTGTTAATTATCATTTTTAACTATTCAATTACATTTTTCCAAAGATGTCCCACTGTCAGAAAAATGTAATTCAGCTTATTCGAGCCAAATAAAATCTAGTGACTAAATAAAAATGGTTAGTGTAGAGGAAATTTACTCCATGGCTGCTAATGACAGACAAGATTGGGATGTATTGGACTCGGCCCGTTTAGGTGTCGACGTCGTTGAAGGATACGATATTCCGACAACATTTTTAGGACAAAGCCTGTCGTCTTGTAAATTCTTTGCCATTGTCATGTTTATTGTCATTATGGTGGTTATTGGGCTGTTGTACGTACGAACGGCTACCTGGTTTTGGATTCTACTGATCGGTACCATTGTCGGCGCCATGGTGATGATATTCGCCTTTCCCAATTAAGGTTCGCACAAGAGGCGAACCTTCTTCTTGGTGTCGATTCCACGTTGGGCTAAATAGGCAATCGCCTGCTTAGCAGCCTCCTTCTCCTGCGAGACTTTAGTATTACCATAGCCTGTTGAGATTTTTGTAAAAATGGCATTTTTTACAAAATACAGATCGGTTCGTCCGTCAATGTGCTGATATTTAATACTGCCCCATTGTTCCTTAACCGAAGCCTTGTCGAAAATCTCTTTCAAACGCGTCTTGGCATCATACAAGTCCTCGTCCTTTAGTGAGATGTCAATCTTATCGTACAAACTGGCAATTATATTATAGACTATTTGGGCGCCAACGCCTGGATAACCGAAATGATCATCGAGAAAGACTGAAGTGGCGCCGATAAAGGACTCAAAAACGTCTTCTAATAATTTAGGTTTGCTCGCCAGCTTTTCATCATCATTGGCCTTTATATACGGCCAAAAGCCTAAAGAGTCGGCAATTCGACTAAAAGACTCAGTGTCTGAATAATTAATTTTAAGGCGCGCATAGGTTTTAACGCCATTGGCACAGTGAAGCTGAGGAAAGGTACGATAAAAGTACCATAACAAGGCCCAATTAGCAGTAGCGTCACCAAGTATCTCGTACAGTTCGTAATTGTTGACCGAGTCGTAGGCTTTACTAGTGAAAGCCTTTTGATAATCATCTATCCTATTGAGTAGAATAGGAATGTAACGCTCTTCCAAGTTTGTACTTTTCAACACATTTCGTAAAAACTCTTTCGACAAGTCCATTTTATCTTTATAATTTACTTTTTTAACAGAAGTGGCACTATTCAAATAAGAAAACAGACTATAACTTGGTAAACATGAAAACACTAAGTTTCGACATTGGTGAAAAGAATTTTGCCTACTGTCTGGGAGTAACCACCGAAGCCGGTCCTTTAATCCTTTCAATTGTTCACGTTAATTTATTAAGCAACAGCAAACAATCTGTCTTACAATCCTGTTCACGTGTTACGGATATCTTGAATGCGGACTCGGAAATGCCAAACGTTAAAACCGTCTTGATTGAACAACAAATGAAAGTCAATAGTCGAGCTGTTAAACTGGGACAACACGTTTGGTCCTATTTTCAAATCAAATGGCCCGAAAAGTCTGTCATACTGGTACCGTCTAGTTTGAAAAGTCGTCACTTTCTAGGCAAGAACACACTTAGTTATCACCAGTTAAAACGCTGGTCTGTGACCAAAACTATAAGCTTACTGGCCGACGTCAAGAACGACACCATAATTAATGCCATTCAAAAATTAGAAAAACAGGACGATGTTTGTGATACTATATTGCAGTTTCTGGCTTTCAACAAGTATCAAGGATTTAAGGATCATAAAGTCTAAGACAAGTAAATTCTAACACAATAAAATATGAGTACAATTTTACTTTTCCTATTATTAATAGCCATTGTCGTCTTCTGGTTCTTTTTAAGAACTAAACATGAAACCTTTCTGGAAAATGAACCGACTGTTAATCGCCTTCGTAGTAAACTTTTACCCGTATTTCCTGAATTTAATCATGTAAAACTAATGAAAGGCACCTCTTCCTACACGATTAATAAACAGAAAATCTATCTCTGTACCGAGTCCGATGGAGTTACTTACGATGACAACATGTTGACCTACGTGGCTTTACACGAACTGGCGCATACTCTTTGTCCGGAAATTGGACACGGCGATCGTTTCAAGGATATTTTTCAATCTCTTCTCGACCGAGCTGAACGTCACCATCTGTACGATCCAAACAGGCCTCGGGTGGAAAACTATTGTAAAGCTAAAAAATAAAGCCTACCATAGCCAACTAGTTTCATAACTGTAAGAAAAATTTCATAACTGTAAGAAAAATTTCATAACTGTAAGAAAAATTTCATAACTGTA